GCTCATCGAGGGCAGCAACCACTACCGCGGCCCCGACGGCCATTCGCTCGTCGTCAGACTCCCCGACGGGCACGACTGGAACGTGGACGGGGGCTGCAACAACTGTGACAGCCCGTGTCGCGTCTGCGGAGTCGCCTATCACTCTCACCCGGCATGGCGAGGCCCCGCCGGCGACACGCATATGTATGAAGACGCGCGCCCTCACAAATGTTGGGTCAGGCACGGCGAAGCTCGGACGGGTCAGGTGACGGTTGATAAGAACGGCGTCACCTGCGGCGCAGGCGCGGGCAGCATCGCGACGCCCGGCTGGCACGGTTTCCTTACGCAAGGCGAGCTGCGTCCATGTTGATCACGGGAGGTCGAGGAAGGTTGTGAGCGGAGAGCGGCTAACTCAATACGTCCTAGTGGCCAACCTTTTACTGCTGGTCGTCTACGACATCTTCGTCTGGCGCCACTTCGGAGTCGGGGCGACGATCAGCCGCGTGTTGTGGCACGCGGTTCGTGATCACGCGTTTCTGGGACTGGCGTTCGGCGCCCTCATCTTCCATCTGTTCATGCAGCCGAAACCAGAGGACGGGGCGGAGAAATAATCCTTGAGAGGCGTGGGGAAGATTTGATGAACGCGAACGTCGGAAATTGCGCGCGGTGCGGTGACGACCATGAAAGGTTGGAGTTCGAGGAATTGGAGCAGCCGATCGGAGACGGCGACGGCACGTCTTGGGATTACTGGGCACCGTGTCCCAACAACGGCCAACCAGTTCTATTGCGCGTGGACTCGGCGGCGGCGATGGCTTGACGGATGAAGACCGACGGAAGGAGTAAGAACGGCGGCGCGCGTTCGGGCGCGGGGCGCAAGTCGGCCACCGACGAGGCGGACCTGAGAAGGCGTCTGGCGAAGGCGAGTAAGGAAGGTAAAAAAGATCGCCTCGACAATCTCTTCGATCTGCTCTTCAAGGACTGCTTCGCGGATTCGTTCCGCATACGCCACGCGTCGCGGAACCTATTCCTCGCCTATCGTTATGGCAAGCCCACGCAGCGAGTCATTCTCGAAGAGGAGAAGCCCGACACGGGCGCGGGCCGTTTCGATCTTTCTCAACTGAAACAAGAGGAGCTAGAGATTCTTGAGCGCGCCGGCGAAATCCTTGCCAAGGCTAGAGGAGGTCAGGGCGGAGAAGGCCAGGCGTAGCCTCCCGGACTTCATCCGCTTCGGCTGGCACGTCCTCGAGCCGACGACGCCGCTCACATGGAACTGGCACATGGACGCGATCGCGCTCCACGTGCAGGCGGCGCTCGAAGGCTGGATCGAGTATCAGCGCTGGGCGCAGCGCGAGAAGGAGCGCGAGGACGAGAGACCCGATGAGGAGCCGGAGCCCGAATTCGAGCAGCTCATCCGGAACCTGCTCTTCAACGTCCCACCCGGCTCGGCGAAGTCGCGCATACTCGGCGTCTTCACCACCCCTTGGATGTGGTTGCGCTGGCCCCAGTGGCGCGCCCTCTACCTTTCGACGAACCCGGACGTCGCTTTGCGCGACAGCGTCTTCTGCCGCGAGATCATCGAGTCGGACTGGTTCCAGGGCTGGTTCCATCCCGAATGGCAACTCGCCGCTGACCAGAATGCCAAAAGCTTCTACCGAAACACGTGCGGGGGACTCAGACGCGCTAAGGGCTATTTCGCGAAGATCACCGGTGACCGTTACGACGCGCTCTTCGTGGACGACCCGAACGACCCGCAGGAGGCTCACAGCGACACGATCCGGAAGACGACCAATGATCGCTGGACTTCGACGATTTACAACCGCGTCAACGACCTGCGCAGTTCTTTGAGAGTCGGCATCCAGCAGCGCGTCTACGAGGACGACTGGAGCGGGCACGTGATGCAGGAAGGGACTTGGGAGCGAGTCATCATTCCGATGAAGTACGAGCCGCGCCGCCTCGACGCCGAGCGTGACGGTATACCGCGCGTGACAAAGATCGGCTGGAGCGACCCCCGCACGAAGGAAGGCGAATTGATGTTTCCGGCGCGCTTCCCCAAGTCGGTCGTCGATGCCGAAGAAAAGCGTCTCGGCAGCTACGGCTTCGCCGGCCAGCACCAGCAGCGGCCGAGCCCGGCCGAGGGCGGCATGCTCAAACGAAGGTTCTGGCGTTTCTGGCACCTGCCGGGTCAGCCGCTCCCGCCCGTACAGGTCAGACTCGCCGACGGCTCTTTGCACGAATGCCCGGTTCGAGAACGTCCGAGCACGTTCGACGAGGTGCTTCAGTCCTGGGATATGTCCTTCAAGGATACGAAGGCTTCGGCCTTCGTCGCAGGGCAGGTCTGGGGGCGGAAGGCGGCCGACAAGTTCCTCCTCGACCAGGTGCGCGCCAAACTCGACTTCACGCGCACGCTCGAGGCCGTCAGAGACCTCTCGACCAAGTGGCCGCGCGCGGTCGCGAAACTCGTCGAGGACAAGGCGAACGGGCCGGCAGTTATCTCCGCCTTGCGGAGTGAGATCGCGGGCCTCATCGCAGTCGAGCCCGACGGGTCGAAGGAGGCGCGCGCTGCGGCCTGCTCGCCTCAGATTGAGGCCGGCAACGTCTACCTCCCGCACCCGGCGCTCTTCGACTGGGTCGATGCTTTCATTGAAGAGTGCGCGACGTTCCCGGCAGGCACTTACAAAGATCAGGTTGACGCCATGACGCAGGCGCTCATCCGGATGCTGCAAATGTTAGAGCTGACGTTCTACTAAAGGTTTCATGAAAGGAAATATCAATTCATGCTGATGAGCCAACGCGGCCAGGCGATGCTCGAACAGTGGGAAGCCTTCAAGCTTCATGTCTATAAAGACTCGGCGGGGCTGCCGACCATCGGCGTCGGCCACCTTCTGACGAAGAGTGAACTGACGTCGGGCAAGATAATTATCAACGGCGTGGCCGTCAGGTACGCAAATGGCCTGACGCAACAGCAGGTGAACGACCTGCTGGCCCAGGACCTCAAGCCGGCTGAACAGGCGGTCACGAGCGGCGTGAAGGTCGCGCTCAACCAGAATCAGTTCGACGCGCTTACTTCTTTCGCCTTCAATGTCGGCACGGGGGCCTTCTCGGGCAGCACGCTCCTGAAAGTTCTCAATCAAGGACAGTACAACCAAGTGCCCGCGCAACTGATGCGCTGGAAGCACTCCGGCGGGCAGGTGACGCAAGGGCTAATCAACCGCCGGGAGGATGAGATCAAACTCTGGGACGGGCAGGTCTAAGGCGAAATGAAAAAGGGTTTAATCGAACGGGTCACGGACGCCATCACCTCATTCAAAGGTGAAGACGATCTCTCGCGGCACAACGTCTTGAGTCTGGAATCGCCGGAGTTGAAGTCACAGGCGATGCCTCACGACGGGTATAACGGCAACTGGGACACGGGGTCGCAAGACATGGCGGGCGCGCTACGCCAGATATTCAACCGGATGCTCTCCGGCACTCAGATTGATTACGCGGCGGAAGTCGGAAACCCGATCCAGAACAGCCTTATACGCGCGGCCATCAACTGGGTGGGCCGGACGCTGCCGGAGGCGCCCATCCGCACCGTCGAGCCGGACGCGGCGGGCGACAAGAATGTTCCGGTGAAACTTGACGCCCTCGCGCCGCTCATACGCCGTCCTAATCCTTACTACAGCGGCTCGACGCTCTGGAAGTCCTTCTCGCTCTCGTGGATCGTTGACGGCAACGTCTACTGGTACAAGCTCAGGAATCTGCGCGGGCAGGTCTTCCAACTCTGGCCCATACCTCACTTCATGATCACCCCGCGTTGGCCTGTCGGCGACGACTCGATTTACATCTCCCACTACGACTACTGCGTAAACGGGCGCATCTACCAACTAGACCCGCGCGACGTCGTCCACTTCCGCGACGGCTCCGACCCGGATAACTCACGCCGCGGCTTGAGCCCGGTCGGCGCTCTGCTGCGAGAAATCTTCACGGACATCAGCGCGACGAACTATTCGGCGGCGCTGATGAAGCACGCCGGCATTCCTCCCGTCATCATCAGTCCGAAGGAGGGAGTCAACGCCGTCAACGTCAACCTGAAAGAGTTGACGGATTTGTATGTGCGGCGCACCGCCGGCGACGAGCGCGGAAAGCCCTTGGCGGCGCCGGTCGGGATAGACGTGCACAAGTTGTCGTTCGATCCAGAGGAGATGGACCTGTCGTCGCTGCACGACACACCGGCGGAGCGAGTCGCCGCTGTCTTAGGCATACCGCCCATCGTGCTCGGCTTCAAAGTCGGCCTCGACCACGGCACCTTCTCGAATTACGAGCAGGCCTCGGCGAGCGCCTACGAGACACACAACGTCCCGCTCTGGCGCTACATCGGTGAGGAGGTGACCGTGCAACTCCTGTCCGAAGTGGACGCCGACGAGAGCCACTCCGCGGAGCACGACCTCTCGCGCGTGCGCGCGCTCCAGGACGACCAGGACAATCTCTTCAAGCGCTGGGGCATGGCTTACCAGTACGGCTTCGCCAAGCGGTCGGAGTCGCGCTCCGCGACAGGTCTCAAGTCGAAGCCCGCGGACGACGTCTATATCACCGACGTGAAGGCCGCGCAGGCTAAACTCGTCGCGGCTGCCGCGACGCCGCAACCCGACGCTCAGCAGCAGGATGGGCAAGAGCCGACGAAGGCAAGAGGGAAGCGCCGTCGCTTCACGCTCGTGCGTAAGGACGTTCCCTTCGAGCACGAGGAGAAGGACGCCCACAAATTCGGCACGACGCAGGTTGATCTGAACGGCCCCGAACGAGAGGAGATACTCGCGTACGCCGCCGAGATTCCCGACGAGTGGCTCGCAGAGCAGGGGCGAGAAAGCGAACCGCACATCACCGTGAAATACGGACTGCACACGCAGGACTTCTCAGAGGTGACGGCGGCGCTCGAAGCCGAGGCGCCGGTGGAGGTTGAATTCGGAGACACTTCGGTCTTCCGCGCCGACGGCTACGCCGTCATCATCGTCACAGTGGAGAGCGATGGATTGAGGCGGCTTAACGCGCGTCTCTCACAGTCGCTCGAACACACGGACACGCATCCGGAATACGTACCGCACGTGACCGTTGCTTATGTGAAGGCGGACAAGTATCAGGAGGCTCTCGCGCTGCGCGCACAGGACTTCATGACCGGCAGTGAGGCGACGTTCGACCGCATCACCTTCTCGAACCAGAACGGAGCACGCTCGACGATTAACCTCATGGGGGCGCAGAGCTGATGACAAAAGAACACCCCTTCGTCGTCGTAGAATCCAAAGCCCTGCCGTTCGGGGCGATGGAATTCAATTTTCGCCTTGAAGGCCCCGCCGGCGCGCCGGTCAGCATTAACAGAAGAATAATCAAATTGCTGACCGGTGAGATGCCGATCCAATTCCCAAGCAAGCTCGATATGCGGGGCATACCTTTACGGCTCGTCGGCGGCTCTGAAAGGGTGCTTTTTGTATCCGACGCCGCACTCTATGTGAGGGCCGACGGCTATCGCATATTCGCCTGGCGCTTGAGCGATGCACTGGCCAGAATCCGTCGCCCGCTGCGTTGGGTTAACATCCGGCTTATACTGACGCTGTACGTGTGGGGGATGGCCGACGTGCGACCGGGCGAGATAATAAGTTGGCGCTGCGTTCGGAAATCGCAAGGGAAAAACTAAGAGGTGCGAGTAACAGTCACGAACCCAGAGCATGCGACGAGCTACGAAGTCTACCTCGATGGCGAGAGGTTATCCGACTGCGTCGAGGCGAACGACGAGACGGGTGTGGCCATCGTCTATGCGCGCAACGCGTCAGGGTCTTGCTACATCGCGCACTCCGCGCTTTGCCGTCCGGTTCTTAAAGAAGTCGAGCACGTTGTTTTAGTCAGCGACGGGAAAGGCAACTTCATCTCACAGCATACTGTTAAGGTGAGCATTCCGATATGCGACTGTGGCTTGGCTACTAAGGCCGTGCACGGCAAGGTGGAGATACGGCGCGTGAAGAGCATTAGAGACGTTTGGGTTTCATCTGGTAAATAATCGTGAGATCATTCTTAACTACACCCGTCTACTACTCTGATTTAACTGCTCTCTCGAATGAATAGTCAGGAACCGGGCCGCCTGTGCGCGGGCGGCGCGCGCGATGTAATCTTCTAACCCTCCCCAGTCCAGCATCTCGCTTGCGACCGGAACGCCGACGAGAATATTTGTCGGCTCGATATGAACCTCGCACTTAATCATCACGATCTGATCGGAAAACTCGGCTGGCTCATCACTATTCAGAACACCAACCTTAAACAACTTTAGAGCGCCCTCGGCGTCCCGATAAAGAGTTACCTTCGTGTAGTCGGTGACGTGATACCTATCAGTCAGACGTCTCTTCATAAAAAAACATAAGCACCTCGCGATTCTCCTGCCACCTGCTTTCGAGCAGTCCCAGTTCTTCCAACCGTCGGCATGTTTCATAAATGACCTTTTGGTTTGCGTCGTCCGATTTGGGATAGGTCCAGAGTGAACCGTTAAGCGGCGGCTTCGATAAACATTCATAAAAGCTACGATCGGATTCCGCCACTCCACCCAAATCATGAACGATCTTATAAGACGGTCCGCACTCGTTACACACGAACCTGAACGGCGCGTCCCTATCAATCCTCGCGTCGTCATCGAGACGCGCCTGACGCGTAGTCGGCTTACCGCATTTGAAGCAGTGTCCTTGCACTAGCTCTCTCTCCTCGCACCGCATCTTATCCCACACTCCGCACTCGGACACCCCCTCGCCGAAATAAAAATCCCGCCGCCGCTATCTTCTCGTCTGTCGCCGGAGGCAATGGCGGCGGCGGAACCATGCCCAAGCAGCTCGAAAGAAAATTCATCAGCCTCGCCGGCTTCAAGGCTCTCAACGACGGCAACGGCGGCTTCGAGGGCTACGGCAACGACATTGGAGTCCTCGACTCCTACGACGACATCACCGTGGGCGGCTGCTTCGAGGATGGACTCGCGGAGTTCGTCGAGTCGGGCTGGTCCGCCCCCGACCATGAGTGGGGCATCCGTGAAGAGATCGGCCTCATCGTCGAGGCGCGCGAGGACGACCGCGGACTCTTCACGCGCGTCGAGTTCCACCCGACGGACGACGCGCAGAACGTCCGCCAGAAGATTCAGCACCGGCTTGAAAAGGGAAAGACGGTCAACCTCTCCATCGGCTACGTCGCGCTCAAGTGGCGCTACGTCTCTGGTAACGAGGCGATCCAGTACCTGAAGGAGCAGACGCCCGACGTGGTCGCGCGCCTCAAGGCGACGCCCCGCGTCAGGCTGCTGCTGAAGGTCAAAGTTTATGAGGTGTCTGTCGTGAGCGTCGGCGCGAATCCCAACTCAGGCGTTACCGCAGTGAAGGGCATGAAAGGTATGAGCGGCAAAAGTGTGACCCCGGAAGGCTTCAGTATCAAAGGCCTCTTCGAGAAGCTGCTACAGGATCGCACCAACTCGCCTTATAACCTTTTCGACGTCCTCTGCTACGCCATCTGGCAGATCGAGTATTTGGCCTCGTGCGCCACCGAAGCTGGAACTGACTTCGACGCCGGCGCGCTATTCGACGAGGCGCTCGCCGAATTCTCGGCCCGCCTTCGTGCCTCGGTGCTGAAAGAGATCGGCGAGGGGGACGGCTCCATCTACGACTACCTCGGCGTCACTGCCACGGACACAAATTCAGACACGAAATCTATATCCCAGAACGACCAGACCGCGACGGAGCGCCCGCCTGCCGGGCGCCCGTTCGCGGCGCACTCCGAGACGGTGCTTGCTGCCGTGAAGGGGTTAGCAGAACGCGCCCATTCAATCCACGGGCTACGCGCCAAAGAGGGGCGCACGCTCTCCGCCGCAAACCGCGAGCGGATGAGCGGCGCGCGCGACCAGATAAGCGAGTGCATCACGTCGATGCAGGCCGTCCACGACGACATGGGCGAGCTGCTCGACGCGACCGAGCCTCCGACTAAGGTCGCCGAACTCTCACGCGTGCGCAGCCTCAAGACAAGGTTCCTCAAGTACGAGGCGTCGCTACGCGGCGTGCTCACCGGCTCAGGAGAAAACTAACGTGAAGAAATCAGAGAGAATCGCAAATGAGATGGCGCAGAAGCGCGAGTCCATTGACGCACTGTTCAAGCAGCACGGCGACGACGTGCCCGACGCAGTCGCAACAGAGATCGAAGGAAAGCTCGGCGAGATCGACGTCCAGCAGAAGCAGTACGAACAGGCGCTGCGCCTCGAGAAGGCACAGGAAGACAATGACGCCGAACTGAAGCGCCTGAACGGCACGGCGTCCAACCCCATCCCACACGGCGCGGGCCGGAAGGGCGGGCAGGCACAGTTCGAGGGCTTCACGCCCGCGGGCGAGACCGTCCTCGAGCGCCGCGGCGCAGACCTCTCCGTCGTTTACGAGGAAGGCAACCTCGGCCTCGACCAGAAGACGCTCGAAGTCATCTCCGACATCAACTACAAGCGCGCCTACCGCAGCTTCCTGCGTAAGGGCGTCAACGAACTCTCTCTCGGCGAGCGCAAGGTGCTCGAAGCCGGCTCGGACGAAGCGGGCGGCTACCTCGTGCCCGACGACGTGCTCTCGACCATCATCGAGCGCAAGCCGACCCCGACGCGCATGGCTGGACGCGTCAACCGTCTCCAGACCTCGCGCGACGCGCTTTCGATCGCGCGCCTCAACTACAGCGCCGACGACAAGTACACGACCGGCATCCGCGTGACGTGGACCGGCGAGAAGCCGGCCTCCGACACGGCGGCGCGCGCCACCGACCCGAGCTTCGGTCAGGTGAGAATCCCGATCCACACGGCCATGCTCTCTTTGGGCGTCACGAACAACATGGTCGAGGACAGCGCTTACCCTATTGTCTCGTGGGCTTCGGGCAAGTTTCAGGAGACCATCGACCTGCTCTACGAGGACATGATCCTCAACGGCAACGGCATCGGCCAGCCCGCGGGCATTTTGATGAACCCGGGCGGGACGGACCAGCCAAGCGTCATCAACACGGGCGACGCCAACTTGATCACCGGCGACGGCCTCATTGACCTGACCGAGTCGCTGCCCGAGCAGTACGACGACAACTCGGTTCTCGTCTTCAACAAGACCAGCACGGGCAAGGCCATCCGCAAGTTGAAGGACTCGGACGGGCGTCCCCTCGTCTCCTACGGCGCTGGCGACAACGGTCTGGCTTCGGGCCGCTTCAAGGAGGTCAACGGCTACCCCTACATCTGGAGCGGGTTCATGCCGAACGTGGCCGCAAACGCCTACCCGATCATCCACGGCGACCCGATGGGCTACTACCTCGTCAACCGAATCGGCTTCTCGATTCAGGTTCTCAGGGAGAAGTACGCCGAGCAGAACCAGCTCGTGCTGCTCGGTCGCGTGCGCTTCGGCGGCCAGCCCGCCGAGTCGTGGCGGCTCAAGGTGCAGAAGGTCTCCGCGTAAAGACGCGGAAGAGCTTTCGCCCTTTGGATAACACGCAACCGTAAACACCGGGCGAGAAAAAAGGGGCCGACACTCGGTCGGCCCCGAGCGCCCGGCCACAAGGGCAGACGATCCTGGCCTCAAGAGAGAAGAGCAATGAGCAAAATTCACACACCTTCAGACCACCTGCGTATCGCGCCGACGCTTGCCCCCGCGGTACGCACCACGGGCGCGAACGGCGCCGGAGTGGACTGCCGCGGCTTCGAAGACGCACTCGTCGTCCTGAACGTCGGCGCGCACGACCACACGACCGGCGACGAGACTCTCGACGTCAAGCTTCAGGAGTCATCGGATAACGGCTCGAGTGACGCCTTCGCCGACGTGGCGGGCGCGGCCTTCGTGCAGATCGCTGCGCAGACTATTGACGCGACGAAGGGCAACAGCTACGTGCTGAACGTCAAGCTCTCGAAGCGCAAGCGCTACCTGCGCGCCGTCGGCACCGCCGCGGGGACGACGCCCTCGACCGCTTATGGCGTCCAGATCGAGCTGATCAACCCGCGCAACTCGCCGGTGACGCAGGACGCTGCGGCGATCAGCGTCTAAGACCGGTCACAAATAAGATCGGGTAAAAAAGTTTCCTTCGTGCGCGCGGCCTCG